AAAATACTCACCGTTAAAATTTGTACCCCAACGAGAAGCACTTTTACTGTCTGCTTGAAGCTCGACATTAGGAAAGATGTCACGGTAGCTCTCCGATCCCACAAGATTTCTGACTCTTCTGCCGAAGTTCACGGCCAGATCCGCCGTGTGAGACGCCATGATGACCTTTTTGTGCGGATATTTGCCTAGAAACCACGCAGGAGCTAAGTAACTGATCATCTCTGACTTGCCATGACGCGGGGCGATGTTCACGATCACCCTTTTCTTCACGCCGTTGGCGATTTCTTCAAAGATTCTCGCCAATTTCCTATGGTGGGGGCCAACTTTGTACCCCGGATACACGTGATTGATGAAATCGAGGAAGGAATCCTTCCCCTTTGCCTGCGTTAGCTGGTTCTGATACGTCTTAAGTAGCTCTGCAACGCGCCGTTTCTCCTTGTCCGGCATTTTTGGCAGGGCAAGTTTGAGTTTTTTGATGTTTTCTTGGGTCAGTTGCACGATTTTTAGTCTTTAACTAAATCACGGATGCCCTGAGACTCCGGACCCCACAGACCAATCGGACATTTCTGGTTAGCGAAGCGGGTTTTGCCCTGAATGATGCAGCCACAACGCTTGCAGATGCCCATTTTGTTGTGTTCACACGGCTCGCAGTGCGACAGACGCTCTTCAACCGTGGATTTTCTAGCCATTACTGCCATTTTCCACCTGCACTGGCTCGTCTATAACTGTGTATTCGATGCCTTCCAGCACCGAGAGAAGCTCCTTCTCGACCTCTTCAATCGGCTTAATAATGTGCGTGGTCTCGGTGCGCTTCTTAAAGGCGTCTACCCCGTCCACTTCTCCTAATTTAGAGAGGGCTTGGATGCGGGTCTTGCTGTTATCGGCGTGTTCTACCTCGTAGACCAGCTTGTTCACCACATACAGCTTCAATTCAGACAGGTCATCCACGATAGCGCAGTTGCTCTGCGCGACTAACCCGGCCAAAAACGCCATCGTCTCGTTCGGGTACTTGCTGTAATCAATACGGGTCTTAGGGTTAGCTAAATGGGCAGTGGCGATTTCTTTCGCTGCCGTAATGTCATTCTCGTCTGGGCAGAGCGGCGTCCCAGTCAGGTCGGAAATTAGCTTAATTGTCCGTGCCCTCATCTCGATCTCAGCCTCGGGAGTCAACTCCGGCAAGGCTTCGGCCGCGTTTGCGGGGAGGGCGATGTTCTCTTCAATCTCTGGGATAAGAAGGTCTTGCATGGTTTTTGCGGGGGGCTAAGTCCCGGATCAACACTATATAGCAGAAAATAAAAAGCATGGTACCAAAAAGACAACCGGGGGTGTTTTATAGGCGAGGGGGGTGGGGGTCGAGCTTGGTAAAAAACGTAATTAATGATGTGGATAAAGGCTATTTTCAAAAGCCGGCTTTTGAAATGAGTGGTGTCGTTTGTGAGTATTCAAGTGTAGAGGTGGGACAGGGGGACCCACTTACAGATCGGGGTCATGGGGTATGGGTGGGGTCTGACTCTGCCCGGTTTCGCCCGCGCCGCGCCCGGCCGGGAGCGTATTAAGTAATACGCAGTCGCAAAAATACCACGAAAAAAGTTAAGAATTGACGGAACTACCCGCCCGGAAATTTGTCTAACTATATGTAACCGGCGCAATACCGCGCCGCTAACCAAAGGTAGCAAAACATGAATCTTGATCTCTATCGCGTCATTCTTGCCGATCTAGAAACCGTCGCGCAGGGTGGTATCACTCAGGCTGAGGCCTTTGCCAATCTGCGGGATTCCGTCCCGGCCATCTTCCCGGCTGAGCCGACTCAGGCTGAGATCAAAGCCGTGACCGATTCGCCTGAGTGGAAGGCCTTCGATGGTCAAGCGCGCAAGATTTTCGCTAAGGCCTATTTCAGTGCGCCGCGCATGGTCAGACTATCGGATGATAAAAAGGCTGCCGCCGTTCAAGTGGACAATACAACCCACCGTGAAGAATTCATTCTCGACACGTGGAGTGAGGACAACAAGGCCTCAAAATCCTACAGCCCGGTTCGCGCTAAGATTCGCAAGGCCTCGCAAGACTATGTGCGGGTAGCATTCCGTCAAAACGTCACCATGCTGATCCCGGCTGCAATCGACGCGCCCGAAAAGGCCGACACCGCGACCGACGAAAAATTGCCCGACCCGACCGGCACACTCGCGCTAGTGACTCAGGCCTTGCAGATTCTTTCCGAGAAAAAGCCTGATGGAGCCTTGGCACTCTTGAACGGTCTCGATTCTCTGGTCAAGTATGCCCGGCCTTATGTCGCTGAGGGTAAGCCGATCCCGGCCAAGTGATAGCGTATTAAGTAATACGCGACCTGCCCACCCTGCCCGGCGCAAGCCGGGCGGGGTTTTGTCGTACCTAGCCCCGGCGCGGCCGACCCCGTTCGGTCTCGCTCCGCGAGACCAGTTATTCCGAGCGAAGCCAGTTCTTGATGTGAGACCAGTTCCTGCTGGTCGATGCCAGTTCTGTCTGGGCGAGGGCGGGAAGGCCGGATTTTGTCCGTCGCGCCTTGCGTAGCAAGGCTACACGTAGAATTTTTGGGTGTCAAACTTTTTTGTTCCAAGCGCAAAACTAAGTTTGTTCCAAAACGCGAAAAGGCTTGGAACAAGATTTTACTTTGCAAAACAATGGGTTAGCCCCGTTTGTTCCAATGTTCCAATGTTCCAAGAGATAGGCTAAACCTTTGGAGGCATGAGGGGGGACACGCAGCGTCATTTAAGAAAAAATAAAATGAAGTCCCCCCATAAATTTTTACCCGTCAAACTCTTTCCACTTCATTATTTCTGGAACATTGGAACAAATGCCCTATCTATCTATCTATCTTAAAATTACTACTACTACTACTCTTTAAAAATCAATTACTTACACGCGCCCCGTTTTTCCAAAACCCCCAAAATCTTGAAGAATAATCCCAATCTTCATTTTGGAACATTTGGAACAAATGGAACAGATTATTTCATTAGCGCAACAACACCGCACACCCCCCACAAACCACGCTCAACAGCGTATTACCGTAATACGGCCGTATTATCTAATACGGTTTGGCTATCTCCTTACCCCGAAACAAATACATCACCAAAAACATCAAAAATCGGTGAAACACAGGGAACTAATCCCGTTTTGACTTGTCTAACTATATAGGACGGATAAAAACATACGGCGCAAGCCAAGCGTATTAAGTAATACGCAGTTTCGATCCCTCCACGATCCTACAAGCCGCAAGCCGGTAGTAGGCGAAGGCGCGGTGGACAGAGCCGCGACGTACCGATGGCAAGGTACGGTGTCCCCATATCAAGGGTGACGAGTGGGCATGACTCGGGGATGTACTCCCTCAATGCCATAGGACTGCAAGGCGACAAGTCGGTTTGAGTAGGGTTCAGCCAGAAGCCAGAAGTGCGACTGACCGTAACTAAAACACTCTACACCTACCCCATGAGCATGATTCGTGCGTGGACGGTGCGGAAGTCGGCAACGTGAAACAACCTAGGCCAAGCAGTCCACAGCCGATACGGGTGGGCAACGTACACCCGGCAGCGTTAAGGGCATGAGGCGAGAGCGTATTAACTAATACGCGAGGCAAGGTGGACACAACCACTAAGCCGAAGCCGCCCTGAGTATCTGCCTACAAAGTTGTGAGCCGCGAAGAGCGAGTGAGCAACCTAGCGGTGATTGTCGGGTTCGTTTTGCGGAGCTTTCAGTCATCGCGTGGTTGTTTATTTTATTTGGTGATGCGTGAGTGGGAAAAAATACCCCTTGGTGAGCAATAAGATTGGGATTATTCAGGAGGTAGCAAATGATCCGTAAAGACTACAAATGGCCTAGCACAGGCCGCCGTCGCCGCGAGGCAAGGGTTAAGAAGTTTTCAGAGGCGTTTCTATTCGCAGCGTGTCTGAATCTGGTGGGGGTGTCCCTCGCCGTCCTAGTGCCACAAGGTATGTGGGTTTATCTGTTTGCCTTTGCCGTTGGGGTGACGGGCGTAAGCGTGATGGTGATGAACTTCTTTAAAGAGTGAGTGTCGAACTATGTGGTGCGTAGCGTGTCGAATAGAAAAGGTCGCAGCCAAGCGCGTCGAGGTGGGATTCATTACCTGCCTACGCTGTGGCGAGGCAGATGCGAAGAAAGTGAAGTGGTGCGTGACGATCACAGCGCACAAGGGTGCATACGGTGTCGTGCGTGATAAGGCGATGCTGAAACAACTAAACAAGTACGCGAAAGCGTGAGCGTATTAATTAATACGGAGGACGTAGCGATGGGCAGAAAAGTAACGAACCAAATCCTGAACGATATCGACGAGGGTTTGCTGGACAGGGACGAGGTGATCATGGCGTGCCTCAAGTACATGAGCGAGGACGAGGTAGCAGACATGGCTCATGTGAATGAGTTTTATCAAGACGATGAAGACGAGGAGGACGAGGAATGAGCGTAGTTGAATTAACAGAGGGAACGTACAACCGAATCCTGCAAGGCGTAAGCGGGACGTACATACATACGGATTGGGCAATCAAGGATGAGAAGGGTGCGTTCGTGGAGAACATCAAGCCCGGTGGGTACATCGTGATCGAGAACAATTACACGCAAGTAATCTTGCGAGTGAACGAGGACATGAGCCTGACCGAGTGCGTAGCCGTGAGAGATTAGAAATGAGAACCCTGAACACAGTTGAGGATGTGTCAGAAGAACTGCGAACATCCGAAGAAAACTTGAAGCGACTACGGAACTTATTGGAGAAAACCGAGTCTAATATATTTGCAGAGAATTCTTATCAGCGTTACTTGAAGTACAGATTGGGTGAGTTAAAAAGCAAAGCCGTATTAAGTAATACGGACAACCAAATCAACGAGGTAGCAACATGACAGACAATCTTTTAACCAAGCCGAACCACATCATTTCGCTCGCATCGTCGTGCGTTCTGGTGTCGGTCGAGTCGCACGTATGGAATGCGACGGTGCAGGATAAGCAGATCAGCAACGAGGTGACTGCGGCTAAGAAGGCAAGCAGCGACAGCGGCAAGTTTGTGAAACATCTTCTTGCCAAGAACCCCGAACACAAGGCTGTACTGAACTATCGCCAGACAATCTATAACTGGGTGCAGCGAAGCACGTATGACTGGGCGGGATCGCAACGCCTACTGCCCGTGATCAATCTGGCTAAGTTTCACAAGGAATATGCCGATCACGAGGCAGAGTTTTCCCGGTTGGTCGATGACTTTCTGGACAAGTACCCGGCTATCGTGAGCAACATGGCGTTCGTGCAGGGCGATATGTTCGACCGCAACGAGTATCCCGATGTGTCGGAGTTGAAGCGCAAGTTTTCGGTAGATCTGATTCAGTCCGAGGTTCCGACTGGAGACTTCCGTTGTGCTATCGCACAAGACTTACTCGACGATATGAGTACGCACTACAACAGGCAAGCCAAGCGCATGGTCGAGCAGATACTGGCGAAGCAGTCTGAGCAGTTGATTGATGTGATGAAGTCGATCAGTTATTGCTGCGAGATCGAAACCACGGTGGACAGCAACGGTGAGATCAAGGTGCGTCGTAGAAAACTGTATGACTCCACGTTGGATCGTGCCCGCGAGCTTTGCGATACGTTTCGTGAATTTAATCTTGTGTCAGACCCTAAGCTCGAAGAAGCACGAGCGTCATTAGAAGTGTTGTTAAGTGGGATCGAGATCGAGAAGTTACGGAACTCCGACACGCAGCGCGTGGTCATCAAGGAAGGTATCGACGACATTCTCAGCAAGTTTGGGGTGGCAGTATGAGTCCGTTAGAAAAGCAATTAATCATGGCGCTGGCCGAGACGTTGGCGCTAGTTGACACGCAAACTTTATCTCCCGAGCAGGAACTTATTTACGTCCATGCGGTCGAAATACTGGCCGATGCGATGGATGGATGTAGTGACTGTGTGGATTTTTAACGTATTAACCAATACGCAACGAGGTAGCAGATATGAGTAGCAAGACAATCAATTTCAATACACCGGTGGAACTGAACGATGTTCCGAACCTGATCGCAACGATTGGCACGATTCGCACAATCTTGCTGCGTGGTGAGCCGGGTATCGGCAAGTCCACGGTGTTGACGAACCTTGAGTCGGTCATGGGTAATGGCTATGACTATATCTACGGAGACTGTCCTGTGCTGGATGTGTCCGACGTAGTGATGCGGATACCGAACCACGAGACTAAAACGTTGGAGTCTTACGTGTCGGAGTTGTTCAAGTTGGACAGCCCGAAGCCGAAGATCATCATGCTCGACGAGGTGACGAAGGCCAACAAGTTGCTTCAGGTTATCTTTACTCGCCTGATGCTTGAACGTACGGTCGGTGATGTTAAGTTGCCTAACGGATCAATCGTGTTCGCAACAGGTAATAACGTCTCTGATGGTGTGGGCGATACGCTGTCAGCGCACGTGTTGAATCGCTTGTGTGTGATCAATGTACGCAAGCCAGACGCCCGGCGTTGGGGTGTGTGGGCAACCGATAACGGTGTCTCCCGTCAGGTTCGTGCATGGGTAGCGATGCACTCTAACTGTCTCGCGTCGTATCTTGATGGTAGTCAGGAGAACAATCCGTTTATCTTCAATCCGACGAAGCCGATCACATCGTTCGTCACGCCCCGGTCATTGGTCGGTGCGGATAGCGTCGTCAAGAATGCTAACAAACTAGGTTCGTACGTGACTCAGGCAGCCTTGGCCGGTCTGTGTGGCGGCGCGTTCGCGGAATCTATCGCAGCGTTCATGTCGATGGAGAAGGAGTTGGTGTCGGTCAGTGACATCATTGCCAATCCGCAGACGATTCAGATTCCCGAGAAACCGGCGGCGTTGTTTATGACGATGTTTAACGCAGTCGATACTATCGAGACGCAGGATGATCTGTCGGCGTTCATGACTTTCGTGAAACGTATTCCATCCGATGAGGTCAAGACTTGCTTCTACTCGATGGCGTATGAGTCCAAGCGCACTGCGAAGTTGGCACGTAACAACAACGAGTTGCGTGAGTGGGGTGCGATCAATCTTCCGTTACTGATGTGAGGTGTCAGATGGAAATATTTATAACGAGGCGTGAGGTCTACGGTACAGAAAGGTTTTATCCAGACTGTCCGAAGGCCGCACTGTTAGCGAGACTTGCACATCGTCAGACATTCAGTCGGCGTGAGTTGCAGTTGATCAAGGAACTTGGCTACGAGATCGTGGTCAAACAAAACGAGGTGGCAATATGAATGCTGTTATGCGTGAAGTAGATATGGAAACGCGGTTGAAGAAGGCGAACATCAAACTGATTCGTCATCCTGAGACTTGCTTGTATGGTGGTGTCATCCTGATGGGTGAGACTTCTCTTATTGATGACGAGCGCAAGTGTCCGACAGCGTACACCGATGGGTTCAACAAGCGATACGGCAGAAAGTTTTTGGAGAAGTTGACCGACGAAGAGATTGCCGGTGTCGTGTTGCACGAGACCCTGCACGTGATGCTCAAGCACATTCCCCGACATCGTGACTTGATGAAGGAGAACGGTAGGCTTGCCAACATTGCGATGGACTACGTGGTGAATGACATTATCGTGGAGGTCTACAAGAAAGATCCGAAGTTGCTGAAACTTCCCGAGGATTGCTTCTACGATTCGATGTTCCACGGGTGGTCGGTGCGTCGTGTGTATGAGTATCTGAAGAAGGAGCAGAAGGAGAACAAGGACGGCAAGCGTCCCCAAGAATCCTTTGACTCACATGACGAGTCGGCTATCGGTGAGATGGAGCCGGGTGAGATCGAGGAGGTCAGCCGTCAGATCGACGAAGCGATTCATCAGGGTGGGATGTTGGCCGGTCGGTTCGGTGCGAAGATCCCCCGTGTCATCCAGAATATGATGGAGCCAGACATCGACTGGCGCGAGGTGTTGCAGGACTTCTGGACGGCGAACGTCCGAGGCAAGGACGAGATGACATGGCGACGGTTCAACAAGAGCCGTGTGGCCGATGGGTATTACTTGCCTAGCACTGTGACCGAGACTATCGGTGAAGTTATTCTGGCTATTGATACGTCCGGTTCGATTGATAACGACGACATCGCCAAGGTCGCAGCGCGTGTCCAAGAGTTGTGCGATACGTTACCCCCTGAGCGTATCCGTGTGTTGTGGTGGGACACCGAGGTGCATGGTGAGCAGGTGTTTGAGGGCGATTACAACAACCTGTCATCCATGTTCAAGCCGATGGGCGGAGGTGGCACGAAGGTTAGTTGCGTGAGCAAATACATCACCAACAATAACCTGAACGCAGACTGCATGATCGTGTTCACGGATGGCTACGTGGAGAGCGACATCACGTGGACTACGCATATCCCCCCGGTGTGGATCATTAAAGAAGACGGCAAGGAAACTTTCGAACCGCCCCGAGGTCAGAAGGTTGTGATGAAGGCGTGAGCGTATTAATTAATACTGAAGAGGTGTGAGATGGACGAGCAAGAGCAACTAAAGCGGCATATTCATCTGCTGTTCGATCATTACCTGATATGGGTAAAGGATCGGAATACCTACGTCATCAACGGTGGACAGAAGGGTGCAGAAGAATTTGAGGCAAAGGTAAACGAGTTGATACGCAAGGTGGTTGAATCGCAGCGAGATAAGGAGGCGTGATATGAAAGTGACATTTGCAATCCACGATTACACAAACGGTGAACTTGTTTTGCGTCACGGTTGGGTGGAAGGTAATAAACCTAGCGAAGAAGATTGGAAACGCGCAGAAGAGAACGCGCAGAAAAGCGTTGCTGATAGGACAGAGGAAGGTAAGTGGGATTGGTGCAAGGCCAATGGCTTTAATTATTTTCCCGTTCGGTACGTGTTGAAGGGTTGGGTAGAGGTAATAAATCGTGATCCAGTTAAATCACAGGAGGCCGCATGAGCGACGAAGAGTTAGTACGACAGGTACACCATGAAGTTAAGCGGGTATATCACTCTGCATTCCGGCATGGTTTCTTTAGTTGTCTAGTTGGTGTGTTACTTTTCTATACATTCTTTTAACCGAGGAGTACTCAAGTGGGTAGGACTAAACAAGCATTCAACGTCAACGAGTTGTTTCTGGCAGGGCAGTGCGACAGCGATACGCGCATGAAACTAGTACGGTCGCCCCTGTTCGGCATCGTGACAAATATGTACAACCGAGCGCGTAGCCTTGGCAGGGAGATCCGTGTCGGGTTTGTCAGCACGCACTCTTTTGTTGGACACGGCAACAGCATGGTCGATGTCGTCAAAGAAGTTAATGTCGTAACTCCGCAGGGCGTGTCTGTTGCCATGATCATTAACAATTCCCCGTCGTACAACCATATCGGCGTGGGTATCTACGGGTCGCACGTGGAGGATGCCCCCTGCCGTGCCTTAACAAGTTCTAATCCGAAGTACATCCAGAGCAAGTTCTCGCTCAAGTCGGATCATGACGTAGCCAATTCGTTTGATCGGGCGGTCGCGGGTGCATACGAGTTTTTCGATGTCCGTGTACGTGGGATGCTCGATGATCTGGTAGATAATCTGTACGGGGAGCGCACTGTCCGAGCGCCATGTGTAGATGCGTCTCGCCTAGGAAATGATTTAGCGACATTCTTACTGAAACTGTACGCAGGTGAACGCACACTAGCCGAGATGCCGTCAGATATTAGAATAACTGCCGATGCCCACGTGAAGATGTACAAGGAGCAGCGTCAGAAGTTTGACAAGGCGATTACCGATGCCAAAGAGTTCATGGATGGTGAGAAGTGGTTCTACGTGGACAACATGAACAAGGGTGTCATTCTGGGTACGATCAAGCCCGAGCCTTGCCACAAAGCATTAGACGTTTACTCAGAGTCTGGTCTACCGTATACGGGTTCGTTCCATTACATTCCCCCGGAGGCTGTGTTCCAGTGGTATCCGTCGTTTAATGCTATACCTGAAGATACCCGCAAGCAGTTGGAGTTCTCGATGGTGATGCTCAAGACACATCGCAACAGCCATGAGATGCTGCCGCAGAATACGAGCGGCGCGAAGTTCTGGTTGGAGATGGGGTGTTACTCTGAGACATCATGGAACGGCAACGGAGCAAGTGTTCATGTCCTTAGTAAGTAAAGGAAAGATTGAAGAGGTAGCCGAGGAAGCGTTGGAAAGATTACTTTTCAATGCCTACGCCGCAGGACTAAGACCTGTACCTGTAAAGGGGGAGGACTCAACGTACGTATACATGAGACGTTTTACTGATGTGGGAGAGTTTCACATACGAGTGAGCGATAACCTTGTGCGTGTGTTTACGCTCAAGACAATGCCGATGAAGTTAAAAGAAGTCTTAGCCATGATTCATGCGATTGACTGGCCGTGTAAGGATAGTCGGCGTGATTCTATGTCTCGCCCCGATTATGTCCCTGAACATTTCTTAGATACCGGGTGGATGACCGGCGCCCATGAATATGTGGTTTGTTTGCCCAATAGTTTTTTAGATGAACTGACCGGGAAGACTCCGGTCTAAGTAGCGTATTAGTTAATACGGTGACTCCCGAGGTCAAAGTAAAGAAGCGTGTCAAAGAGATCCTGTCGGATCTTGGCGCGTATTACACGATGCCAGTTACAGGGGGTTACGGGAACAGTGGTGTGCCCGATTTTATTATTTGTATCGCCGGGTTGTTTTATGCTATAGAGTGTAAAGCAAACGGTGGGAAGCCCACCGCACTACAGTTGAAGCACTGCGATGACATCCGAAAAGCAGGAGGGGTCGCGGTCATAGTTGATGAAACAAACGTAGAGAACCTACGCAAGGAGTTGATTAGTTATGTCCAAGAAAGAAAAGATTCTCAGCCTATTGTCGCAAGGCAAGAAGGTGAGCGAGGTAGCGAAGGCAACAAGGTCAACCACAAAGTACGTGTATTTCGTCCGGTGGACTGACCAGAAAAAGCAATCGAGGATCGTCAAAGCGGTCACGGAGATGAAGGCCACGCTCAATGCGTTGGACAAGATCAAAGACAAGCCGAAGAAAGTGATTGTGCAGCCTGACTATTTAGACAAAGCACTAACTCTCTTAAAAAACCAACAGCCCGATCTCGTGAACAGACCGCCTCACTACACAGCAGGTGGCGTCGATTTCATTGACTTTGCGGAAGCCAAAGGTCTGACCGAGAACGCTTACCTGTTCAACGTCGTGAAGTACGTTGTTCGCGCAGGGAAGAAGGTCGATGTTGATCCGGTGCAGGATCTTGAGAAAGCAGAGTTTTACCTGAAGCGCGAGATAGCCCGGAGGAAACGGGCGTGAAACCCAAGAATGAGTTTGCCTTTCCACAGTTGGAAGGTGAGCGTCTGAAGTGGTGGGGACACGGCATGACTTTGCGGGATTACTTTGCTGCCAAGGCGATGCAGGGTTACGTCATATCTCATGGCGTAGTCCTGCGTCCCGAGGAAGTCACTAAACTTGCCTATGCCACAGCGGATGCGATGCTGTCAGAGCGCGAGGTGAAGAAATGACTGAGAAAGATTATTTACCACAGTACGCTGCCGAAGCAGTGCGGGATCTGGAACTAGGCTACAAAAATGCTGTCAGGCAAGCCCAAGCGTATTACGGCGAGGATAAGAAAAAACTTCTAGCCTTTGCTGAGTCTTACAGATACATAGCGAGTTTGCTCAGGCAAGCGACACACATTGTGCTGCCGCCGAACGGCGAGATCTATAGAGATAATAAAACGACAGGGCCGAGCGACCAAGAATGTCCGTCGCTGACAGGATTACCCGCGCCTATCACATCGTTTGAATACGCATGGACTCATGATTTAGATAAAAACATTAACCCATCATACAGTCTTGATGGTTCACCGATGATTACGGAGAACCCACCGAAGCGAATCTCTTTGGTCGTTGACGGGAAACAATTAGTCGAAATAGAGGGGGAAGATAAATCTTTACCCACTAGGATTTGTTTCCTGAGTATTTGTTATCACGAAAGCGTGAAGCGGTGGAACCCCCAACCAACTAGTGTGACAGTATTTGATCCGCTCAAAGTTTATCCGATGAGTTATTCGGATGGTAGAAAAGGGTGGGGTACAACCGCAGAAGTCTACGATCTGGTCAATAACAGATACATCGAAGCGAAAGATAAAGAGATCGGTTCAGCGGTGTTCTCTGAGTTTCAGGGTGACATCAGTTTAGTCGTGCAAGCCTGTCATGCCTTACGTGTCGGTGCGGTGTTGGAGTCTCGTAAGGAAAAGTCTTATACCAAGAACCGTACGATGGATAAGCAGGGTGTGGGTGGGTTTGAGTATCACGTACTAAGACTGCCTCACGGTACGGTGAAAGAAACACTGGGTAGCCGAGAGGGAAGTGACCGAGATGGCCCAAGATATCATTTCCGAAGGGCGCACCTACGGAACCTGTCGAGCGGAGCGCAGACGTTTGTTCGATCATGTTTCGTAGGCAACCGCGAGAAGGGCGTGGTTGAGAAGAGTTATGAAATTACAAAGGGGGAAGCCGCATGATCAGGTGGATACTAGGGTTTTTCAGAAGGGCAGATGAATTTCGTAAGAGAGAATGGGCGCACGTGCCACCTCCCGCATGGGGAGCTAAACGAAGTGGGAGGGATTACTGGTGAGATCATTACAGGATATGTTCAAGGACGCACTCGCTAACATTGATGGCGACAAGTTTGACGACGCACTACCGAATCTGAACACGATCATCGAACTGCATCCGTTAGTCGTAGCGTCTTACGTACAGCGCGGTCGGGTGCATTGGGAGATGAAACGTTGGGACAAGGCTAAAGAAGATTTTAGCCGAGCCTTACAACTTGATCCTGATAGCGCAGATGCCAAGTGGACGATGGGTCTGATTGAGTTGCAGACCGGCAACTTTGAGCGCGGATGGGAGTTGTACGATGGGCGGTGGGATAGCAGCGTTTTTAATTCCCCAAAACTTAAAACCAAACTGCCTACGTGGGAATCGGGAAAAGGTTACAAGTCTGTGCTTGTATGGTGTGAGCAGGGCATTGGTGATCAGTTGCTGTATGGAAGTTTAATTGACGCACTGAAGAGTCAGACCGAGAAAGTTACGGTCATGATTGATGTTCGCATGATGGGATTGCTGCAACGACCGAATCAGCACATTACTTTCATCCCGCACAACTCCAAAGTGAATAACTCTGACTACGACTCGCAGATTGCGATTGCCAGTATCGGTAGACACTTTATTAAACGACAAGAAGACATACAGATATTTGCTGCCCCTAGATATATTGCACCTGACCCGGCGCGTATTGAACAGGTCAAGCAAGAATTAAATCTGACCGGAGAAGAATTCGTCATTGGCCTATCGTGGGCAAGCACCGCGCCCCGTATCGACAAGCACAAGAGCGTGGCGTTGGAAGAATTGCTTGGGTTGTGGGATATCCCGAATGTCAAAGTAGTCAATCTTCAGTACGGCAAACCTGATCATGACATCGAGCCGTTTGAGGAGAAGACAGGCAAGCAAGTGTGGCAGACCACCGTCAGTAACTTCTTTGACTTGGAAGGTGCGGCTGCGATCATGTCGTTGTGTAACGCGGTGGTGTCAGTCAGTAATGCGAACGTGCATATCGCAGGTGCGTTGGGAAGACCGACGTATGTACTTGACGCAAACAAACTTTGGTATTGGAATCACAAGAACGGACGCAGTAGCCTGTTTTATCCGTCAGTAAAACTATTTCCCCGCGAGGGCATGACAGTCCCGTGGACTAATCAGATTCAAGAACTTATTCAGGAGATCAGAGATGACTTCAAACGATGATGACGATGTGTCTTACCTAGACATTAAACCCGAACACGTAATACAAATGCCGCCACAAGAGAAAGTCTGGGCGCAAATTGGGGAGGATTTAAAACTTGCTCATATTGATTGGGAGATCATTACAGCGATGGCGAATCAGTTCGACGAAAACCACCGACAAGGCAAACCCAAGTCGCAAAGCGAAGTGATGAGCAAGTTATTAGTATTAGTACGCGAGGAAACATGGAAAGAGTGCGGAAAATAAAGTCACCCCTTGAGCAGCAGATACGGGATAGGATTCCAACACTTGATTACAGCATCGACGACAATGCTGTAGGTGTATTTGACGGGATGTTTTCCGAGCAGTACTGCCAGAGTTGGATTAAACATTTTGACAAAGTAGATGCAGCAGGGATGGCCTACTCTCGTGTACAAGGTATGGATCACCCATCTCATGTGATGAAAGATCAATCAATAGATTTTGCTAACTGCTCTGTTTATACAAACGATGAATTAAAAATTGAGTGCGCCGGGTTCAATGATGTGTTCTGGTCAGCGTGTTACCCACTGTATGTTGAGAAGTATTCAATCTTACAAGCATCAGCTTCGCACAAAATCTATTCGGTTAAACTTCAAAAAACCCCGCCGGGTGGTGGCTATCATATGTGGCACTACGAGTCGATGACACGGGAACGCGCGAATCGTTTATTGGTATTCATTCTGTATTTAAATGACATATCAGATGGTGGTGAAACAGAATTTCTTTATCTAGGTAAACGTGTTCAGCCTAAAGCGGGGCGACTTCTACTTTGGCCAGCCGCATTCACTCATACCCATCGTGGTAACCCTCCGTTGAAAGATAGCAAGTACGTTATGACCGGGTGGGTAGAATTTTAACGGAGTATAAAAGTAATGTTTATTTTCAAACAAAGAAAAGTGGTCGTTGATTGCTTTGTTAATCAAGCAATAATCTTAGAAGAGTGTTCAATCAAACGGTCTTCTGCATATACCCCGCAGTGGTGGAAAGACCTTGAAATAGTAGCTACTAGACCGACCGAATTTGGTATAGACGTACCTTTTCCAACAATGAAAACCTGTAGTGGATTCGTATATTTGTTTTCTAGTTCTTGGACTATTCCTCTGTGGGTAGATTTAATAGTTAAAACTACTGAAGAAGGTAGATGGAGTTACTGTGCAGCGAAGTCCACAGAAAAAATTGGTTTGGAGTTGGTGAATTCACACAACCGACAACAGTTTGGCAAAGGTTTTGAAAACCACATCCATTTAAAATTGGAATGCCCGTGGATTATTTCAGACAAAGCCGGGATAAAGTTTTTATTTGCATCAGCAGATTGGAATTTAATTTCTGAATATCCTGACCTGCGTATACCATTGGGGCTTATAAATTTTAAAGACACCGCACATCCAAATGTGAATGCGTTTGTCCCTAAAAAGAATGCTACGTATTCACTGAACGCCGGTACTCCAATGGTCTATTTGATTCCACTGACAGAGAGAAAAGTGGAGTTTAAAAACCATTTAGTAAGTGACGAAGAGTACGCCAAGATGAGTAAGTACATTACTCATCGCTCTAACAAGTTTAGAAATGGTCTTCAGAAATGGTAATTAGGGATGACACGAAGAAAAAGGAAAGAGCCTAAAGTCTATACACAAAAGTCAAGATACAACTTGGTGCTTTCGTATGAGCAGTACTTGTTCTTGTTAGAGCGTAAACGAAAAGCCAAAGAACTCGACGAACGTATGACTTACAAGGATTTGATGGTGCTGTGGAATCTGCCGCAGCATCACATGGCAACAGCAGTACACCGAGGAATTAGACAGTATGACGAACGAATCAAAGCCGAAGGTAAAGACATTAACAATCGACGACCAATCCCCGCCCGGCGCGTGGAAAGACGAGATGAAAGCTGCCCCTTGGGGCTATGGTCAAAGTCAGCAGAAGCGCGTCGAGCGATCCTTAGAGAATATACGGAGAGCGGGACTGTTCGACGAGGCTACAGTCCTCTTATTAGAGTTGAATACTTTGAAGACTGAATTGGAGTCCTTACGTGGAACTAGAAGATGATATCCTTGACTTGATTCAGGCACTTCCTGCCAACATCAACGACGCCTCTACGACGACAGAGATGAAGTTTTTGACGGTTGGTAGCGTGTTGTGGGCTTGTCGAGACGAAATTATTTACCTACGTAGAGAGGTAGCGAGGTTGAAAAATGACAGTCGCCGTAAAAGAAAGAAAGTGTACGGAGTGCAAGCGGAAGTTCGCTAGTCCGGAATCTTTTCGGTCACACAAGTACAAGTTCGGTCAGTGCCGGTCTATCGAGGCTTTGAGATTGGCAGGGTTCATAGAGACGGGTAAAGGGTGGAAATTCATTAGGGTGGTTAACACATGATTTACTCAGGCGCGGGGCCACTGCCCCGACACACATATTGCTACGTTCAGCCACACGCTTTCGGTAACGAAGATTGGCTGCGCGTGTCGTGGTTTGGTTTAGTCAGTCATCCCGGTCGTACGTGGGGATGCCATGTAATGCTTGAATGCGGAGCGGTGTACCGCAACGTGCCACTGCATCAACTGACGCACAAGATTACAACTACATCACTAGATTGGAAACCGGGCGACAGCCAGACATGGGATTGCTACGGCCATCACTTCAGCATGGTGGAGTATCCGTTTCTTGAAGGAGTGCCTTTGCGCGTTCGCTTGCGATCTAAAATAGAATTGACTGGCCGGTATATGTTTACCGCCATACCTATGCTCGATGGGTTTAGTTTAGAACCGGAGCAGTCGAAGGAGTTCTACTTCATCAAGTTGGACAACGGCAGGTTCACGGCACAGCCCACTAATCACATTCTCGTGCAGGATAAGTCTTTCATCACGGCATCCGAATGGCCTAGATTGGAACGGCAAACGGACACATGGAGCGTAGACCCATGAGTTTCGTAACACTAGATTTTGAGACGTACTATTCGCATCAGTTCAGTCTCAGTCGGATGACCACGGAAGAATACATCCGTAGTCCATTGTTTGAAGTCATCGGCGTAGCGATGAAGATCGACGATGACGAAACGCAATGGTTTAGTGGAACCAAGCAAGAGATTAAAGCATGGCTAAACCAAGTTGATTGGAGTACATCAGCCCTGCTGTGCCACAACACGCAATTCGATGGAGGGATTCTCTCCTTCATCTTTGACATCACCCCTGCGTACTATTTCGACACGCTCTGCATGGCTCGGGCTAAGCATGGCGTTGATGTAAGTGGATCTCTAGCGAATCTGGTTAAGAGGTATGGGCTAGGTGAAAAAGGTACGGAAGTTGTCGATGCCCTTGGGAAGCGTCGGCAAGACTTTGCTCCTGCTGATCTGCATCGTTATGGGGATTATTGCATTAACGATGTCAATCTTACTTTCAGGCTTTTCAACCTTTTTATCGAAGATTATTTCCCGCAGTCAGAGTTAGACCTGATCGACATGACCCTGCGGATGTACACCATCCCAACCCTCACAGTGGACGATGCGCTGCTAGTCGAGCGACTTGAAGAGATCAAGCAGGAAAAGAATGAACTCTTGGCGGGATTGAAAGGGGTACTAGACGTTGGGAGTGAGGAAGAGGTTCGGGCGAAGTTAGCCAGCAATCCGCAATTCGCTGCCATACTAAAAGAACTCGGCATCCCCGTGCCGATGAAGATTAGTCCAACAACCGGTAAGGAAACGTTTGCACTTGCTAAAAACGACGAAGGGTTTATTGAACTCTTAGAACACGAAGACCCACTTATCCAACAACTCTGCTCTGTCCGGTTGGGTACGAAGTCCACCATCGAAGAGTCGCGCATTGAACGATTCATCGGGATCGGTGCGCGTAACGGGGGCAAGGTTCCCATCCCACTGAAGTATTACGGAGCGCACACCGGGCGTTGGGCAGGATCGGACTCGGTTAATTTCCAGAACCTGCCTAGCCGTGATAAGAAAAAGAAAACACTGAAGAAGTCGATTATGGCCCCCGCAGGCCATGTCGTTATCAACTGTGACTCTTCTCAGATTGAGGCGCGTGTACTGGCTTGGCTGGCTGGACAGGATGATGTCACCGCACAGTTCGCCAAGGGTGACGATGTGTATTCGATCTTTGCTACAAAGATCTACAAGAAGCCCATCAGCAAGGCTGATCCTGTCGAGCGGTTCGTCGGTAAGACCTGCATCCTTGGACTGGGTTACGGCACAGGGGCTAAGAAGTTACAACACACACTCAAGACACAGCCGCCGGGGGCTGACCTGCCTGAAGACGAGTGCAAGCGCATCGTGAATCTGTACCGCGATTCAAACCACATGATCACGGACTTATGGCGAGATTGCGATAGTGCGCTACCGCACTTATCGTCATGGCCTGATAATTTAAAATCTTACCCCATAGGCAAGAACAAGTGTGTATGGGCTACCTCTTCGGGAATACTTCTCCCAAATAAATTGTTTATACGATACCCAGATCTCAGACTCAGCGATAAGAAATATATCTACAAGTCTCGCAAGGGCATCACGAGTATATGGGGTGGGGCGATGGTTGAGAACATCGTGCAAGCCTTGGCTCGGATTATTGTTGGTGAGCAGATGCTTAAGATACGAGAGCGGTATCGACCTGTCCTGACGGTGCATGACGCAGCGGTGATCGTCGTACCAAAAGATGAATTAAACCAAGCAGTTGCGTTTATAACTGAAGTCATGTCTACTCCCCCTAGTTGGGCTAGTGGGTTGCCTGTTGCTTGCGAGGCCAAGTACGGGGAGTCCTATGGGGATTGTTAGTGATTCAGTGGTCGTTCAGCAGTCTTAAAGACTACATAAATTGTCCGAAACAGTACTACCACACCAAGGTAGCCAAGGACTTTGTTAAGAAAACCACGGAGCAGATGCTCTATGGTACGGCTGTCCACAAGGCTTGCGAGGATTACGTCCGTGACGGGACACCACTTGCCAAGAATTATGAACGTTTTAAGCCACAGTTAGACGCGCTAATCGCGATAGCCGGCTCGCGATATTGTGAGCATGAGATGGCAATATCAAAAACTCACGAGCCATGCGCGTTTGATTCGGAGGATAGGTGGGTACGGGGTATCGTTGACTTGCTGATTGTGGACGGTGCCGATGCTTACATCGTGGACTACAAGACCGGCAGCAACCGCTACCCTGACCCGAAGCAGTTAAAGTTGATGGCCTTGATGACTTTTGCCCACTTTCCTGAAGTTGAGCGGATCAAGGCTGGCTTGTTGTTCGTGATGCACAATACTTTCGTAACTGAAGAGTATGCGAGATCTGACATAAACAAACTCTGGGAGAACTTCCTCCCGGTGCTGAGTGCAATCCAGATCTCTTACGACAACAATATGTGGATGGCAAAGCCGGGCGGTTTGTGCGGGTGGTGTCCAGTTAGTGCATGTAAGTTTTATAAGGAGCGATAGTATGAATAGAGATATTTTCGGTACAGATCCGTTTTATTTAGTTAGACAAGACGATCCCGATACGAGTCATGAAGCAGCGAGAGATGTAGATACAACCAAGTTAGAAAGAATGGTCTACGAAGCCATAAGGGGTTTCGGTGCAGACGGTTGTATTAGCGATAACGTAAGAGCGATTTACCCGACATACCCATACAGTTCAATCACGGCTAGATACAGAGCGTTGCTTGACAGGGGTATGATCATAGACACCGGCATCCGTAAGCCGGGGAAATCAGGACGCAACCAACGTGTCTTGGTAGCAACGTGTTGGATTCCAGAGGAGCAATTAAATGCCATACGTAAACAAGGCACGGCCATACAAGAAGGAATACAAGCAGCAGGTTGAGCGTGGCGAACACGAGAACCGCATGGAGCGCCAGCGTGCGAGGCGATCCTATGACAAGAAAGGTATTAGCCGAAAGGGTAAGGATATCGCCCACGTTAAGGCGCTATCCAAAGGTGGCAGTAACTCAACAGGAACTAAGTTGGAGCCACCTTCAAAAAACCGTTCTTTCCGTAGAACTTCTAGCGGTGCTATGAAATAATGCACAAGGCGTGAGTGTGCTGCTGGGGAGTTTCTACCACCCACTTCTCCCCCCAATAACCGCGCCAGTTGACGATAGGGTTCGCTACCTTGCACATTCCCCCTAGGCGTCAACCGTCTGGCCCACGTTACGGGCTTTTAGTAACAAAGGTACAGTATGCAAATAGTAGACAATGCAGCGGTGCAGATAACCGCATCCAATAATTTCGCTGCCGAAATCACAACCCGGCTAGAACGTAGCGAAATCCTCAAAGACAACAAACACAGTAAAGAAGTCCTGATCTGTTGGGATCATGGCGAGATGAAAACTCTCGCTGAATACCTAGATCGTTACCTCCCTAACCCCAACGTGCCCAAGATCCCCTCGCCCATGCAGAGGGACTACGACTGGCCGGGTTTCTACAAACCTTTCGATCACCAACGCGACACGGCAGAGTTTCTGTCCCTGCGTCAACGAGCCTTCTGCTTTAACGAGGCCGGGACAGGCAAGACATCAGCGGTGGTCTGGGCTGCTGACTACTTGATGAAACAGAACGTAATCAAGAAAGTACTAGTCATCTGCCCGTTGTCAATTATGTATTCAGCATGGCAAGCCGACATCTTTAAGACGGCAATGCACAGAACGTGTGGTGTCGCACACGGCTCATCTTCAAAGCGTAAGAAAATATTAGATGAGAACTTTGACTTTACGATTATTAACTATGACGGCACAGCGGTCGTACTAGAAGACTTACAGCAAGCCAAGTTCGATCTCATCGTGATTGACGAGGCAAACGCTTATAAAAGTCCTAGCACAAAGCGATGGAAGAACCTTGCCAAGTTGATTCAGGCAGACACATGGCTATGGATGTTGACGGGAACCCCTGCCGCACAGTCGCCGGTCGATGCGTTTGGATTAGCTAAATTGGTTAGTCCGGGGCGCGTTCCCAAGTTCTCAACCGCATGGCGTGATCGCGTCATGGTGCAGGTCAGTAAATTTAAATGGGTTCCGAAACACGTGGCTACCGACGAGGTGTACCGTGCGCTACAACCAGCGGTTCGATATACCAAGAAGGAGTGTTTAGATCTTCCAGAAATTATTTACCAAACCCGAGACGTACAACTAAGTCCACAGGCGTCTAAGTATTACCATGCGTTAAAAAAGCAATTACTGATAGAAGCAGCCGGAGAGCAAGTCTCCGCCGTCAATGCGGCAGCGGCTCTTAATAAACTTCTACAGATATCTTCAGGTGCGGTGTACACCGACAAGCATGACGTTGTGCAGTTCGACATCGCGCCACGTTTAAATGCGCTCAAAGAAGTGCTTGAAGAAACTACCAACAAGGTTGTAGTATTTGTTCCGTTCCTTCATGCTATCGACATCGTTACGGAATTCCTGACGAAAGAAGGCATAACGAACGAGGTAATAAACGGAAGTGTTTCAGCCCAGAATCGGCACGACGTTATCAACCGGTTCCAAACTGCGACAGATCCTAGAGTCCTAGTAATTCAGCCTCAATCTGCATCACACGGCGTAACGCTAACTGCTGCTGACACGGTTGTATTCTGGGCACCGGTAATGTCAGTAGAGACGTATCTACAGTGCATTGCTCGTATTGAGAGAGTAGGCCAAGTCAACAAAATGTCGGTGGTGCATCTGCGTGGATCGGAAGTTGAAAAGAAGATCTACACCATGCTCCAAGGCAAAGTTGATGACCATCAAAAGTTAGTAGACCTGTACAAGCAGGAGTTGGAGGAAGTATGAGTACAGATACAGATCAGTATGTCGAAGCGTATTTGTTAATACGCTCGGAGCGGGATAAGTTGCTCCGCGAGTATGAGGCAGCGGATGCCAAGTTGAAGGAAGACATGGCTAAGTTAGAAGCAGTCATGCTTGAGATGTGTAACGCAGTCAATGCCGATAGCATCAAGACAAAGCACGGCACGGTGATGAGGAAGTTAAACGAACGCTTCTTCTGTCAAGACTGGGAAAATTTCTACAAGTTCGTTTTAGATAACGAAGCAGTTCAGTTGCTTGAGCGGCGCATCCATCAGAGCAACTTTAAGCAGTTCCTTTCGGAGACCGCGATGGATGGTCTACCGCCGGGAGTGAATGTGATGCGTGAGTACGGTGTTTCAGTGCGTAAAGCCAGTAAGTGAGGAATTTATGAGTAACGATATCATTGCAAGTTTGAAGAGCGAACTCGCCCAGATCCAAGGCGGGGTCGATGACGATACCCGTGCAGTTGCCGGTGGCGGTGGGCTGTCTAAGCGCATCTCTATCAAGGGCGGCGTGTTCCGCAAGATGGCCGGTGGTAAGGAGATTGGCTCCATCGAAGATCGCCACATGAATGTGATCTTTGTGAAGATGGCTCACGCCCCAAGCCGCACTTACTACACGGGTGCGTACAAGGAAGGTGAGAAGATTTCTCCGGTGTGTTGGTCGTCTGATTCCAAGACGCCTGATCCGGAAGTGAAGACTCCGCAAGCCTCTGCCTGTGACAAGTGTCAGTTCTCTGTTAAGGGTTCTGGTCAAGGTGGCAGCGGCTCGGCGTGTCGTCTGTCGTGGCGTACGGCTGTGGTTCTCCCGCAAGATCCGAACGGCGATGTCATGCAGTTGGTTCTCCCGGCTACTTCCTGCTTTGGTAAGGAAGAGGGCGGTAAGTATCCGTTCCGTCCATACATTCAGATGCTTGCCAATAACAACATTTCGGCAGGTCGTGTAATCACGAAGATGCAGTTTGACACCAAGTCACCTGTACCAAAGTTGCTGTTCTCGCCTATTGGCGTTGTCCCTCAAGAGGATGCTGAGGCCGTGCAACGTCAGAAGGAGACTAAGGCAGCGGAGAACGCTGTTAAGTTGACCGTGTATCAGCAGGATGAAGGCGAAGAGACTGTGGTCGTTGCTACGGCTACGAGTGCTACGTTTAATCCGACTGAGGAGGCTGTTGCTGAACCCGTCGTTCGTGAGACCAAGAAGGCTGAACCGGCTGCGCCGTCTGGCGATGTGTCGGATGTCATCAAGAAGTGGTCTAAGAAGGGTTGATCAATGCCCCGCACGTATGGCGACAAGTTGCTACTTCAACTGCAACAGGCAGACGCTACTCTGTTAGGAGTACAACTTGGTCGCCTATGTGTTGAAGCGAACCTCCCCGTTGTATACGTAGCCGAAGCGTTGAATGTATCCCGTAATACGGTGCATTTATGGTTTAGGGGTCAGATGATGTACGAAGACAAGCGCAAGTTAGTCGAGGCTTTCATGCACCTTGTCAGGCAGGATATCGAGGCCGGTACACTCCCTGCACACAACCTTAAACAAGCGAAGGCATATATAGAGGAGATGCTTGGCCGAACTATTTGAGGTGCTACTCGTGGTTGGCGGGGTGGCTGTCGCCCCGCCTTTTTTATCTAAGTGGGTTGGTGTTCATGCGAAAACAATTTTACGAGAAAGTACTGCCCCCGCATGGCATCTACTGCGTTACCGAGATTGCTGTAGACAAGAAGGTAGTCAACCGGTTTGCAGAGAGCCTTGACGAGGTTGAGAACTTAGTTGAGCAAATAAATTCAGAAGGCAAGAACGTATTCATTGCCCTGAGTAATTTCAGCGGTCATAGTCGTATGGGCGACTATGCTGTGTCTTGTCGTTCCTTCTTTGTTGATTTAGATGTCAAGCCTGATAAGCCCGGTCATTACAGTAGTAAGGCTGAGGCAATCGAAGACCTAGATCATTTCCTGAAAGTTACGGAACTTCCCCCGCCGGTCGTCATCGACTCGGGTAACGGTATCCATGCGTATTGGCCGTTTGAAGAAGCTGTGCCGATTGCAGAGTGGAAGGCATATGCAGAGAAGTTTAAGCAACTCTGCCTAGATCATATGAAGATCGACCCGGTGGTGACGGCTGACATCACCCGGATCATGCGTTGTCCTGAGACGCTGAACTTCAAAACCGATCCTCCGAACCCTACGAAGTTCCTGACAGAAGAGATCAATCAGTATGACTTCGCTGCCTTTAAAGATTATTTAGGTGAAGTGGAGTTATCAACCGGATCAATTCTTGATCTTGTGCCGAAGGGATTGGACGACGATACCCGGCAGATAGCTAAGTTTGACAACTTTGAAGTTACCTTCCAAGACATCGCTGAGATGAGTCTGGACGGTAGTGGTTGCAACCAGATCAGGAACGCCCTGATCAACTCCAAGACCCTGCCTGAACCTGTGTGGCACTCGGCGTTGTCTATCGCACGGCACTGCACGGATTGGGAGACTGCCATCCACTTGATGTCCGAGGATTACCCCGGATATAGCCCTGAAGCCACACTTAGGAAAGCGAATGAAACGTTTGGTAAGCCGCATAGTTGCGAAATTTTCGCGCAGCGAAACCCCGGTGGATGTGACGGATGTCCTCATAAGGGACGAATCACCAACCCACTTGCCATTGGAAGGAAGTTTGTTGCAGCCCCGGCAGAGGAAGTCACCGAGGAGGTCGCAGTTCGGGTCGAAGCGAATCCCCAAGAAGTTCCGCCATTTCCTAAAGCGATCCTACCCTATGTACGAGGACGAGCCGGGGGAGTTTACTACCTACCTCCCTCCGAAGAAGACGACGATGGAGTAAAGATCCAGCCACAGCCGGTGCTGATATCGACTAATGAGTTCTTCCCCATCAAGCGTATGTACGGTGAGTCGGACGGTGAACTGTTCCTCGTTCGGATCAAACTGCCTCACGAAGTCCGTGAGAAATACATCTCGATGGGCGAGGCCCAGTCTGTTGATAGTCTGAAAGACATTCTTGGCAAGGCCGGTATCGCACCGCCGAACCAGAACCTATGGCCTAAGATCGTGGATTACATTATGAAATGGGCACACTACCTACAGAGCCAGAACGCTGCCGACAAAATCTGTCACCAGATGGGGTGGACGGAAGGCAACGAATCGTTCTTGATTGGTGAGACCGAAGTCATTGGTAACGGGGTCACTCGCAGGGCGGCATCCAGTCCCCTAATACGCGACATATCCCGCCTCATGCGTCCGAAGGGTGACTTTCAGGTTTGGAAGGACTGCATCAATCAACTGAACCGCCCCGAGTTGGAGATGCAAGCGTTCGGTTTGTTTATCTCGTTTGGCTCCCCGCTGATGCGGTTTACATCCACAAACGGTATGACGTTCTGCTTCACGGGTACGTCAGGCGCAGCCAAGTCTGGGTCGCTCTATGCAGCACTCTCTGTGTGGGGTGCGCCCAAGCCGCTGAGCGTGTACGAGTCTACGGACAACGCCTTTAACAGCCGTGCCATGTCGCTCAAGAACATCATGATGGGCATGGACGAGATTCAGGAGAAGCCGCCTGAGCAGATATCGAAGCTGATCCACCTTGTCTCGCAAGGCAAGGGCAAGATGCGTATGCAGAGTTCGATTAACGCCGAGCGTGAGCAGCAGGAGATCGCCTCCATGCTGTGCTTGATGTCGTCGAACGTCTCACTGTACGACTTGATCTTCAATAAGAAAGCTAACGCAAGTGGCGAGATTATGCGTCTCTTGGAGTACGTGCTTGTCCCGCCGTCATTCCTGACTCTTGAGGTGGGTAAAGAAATCTTCGACCCACTGCATCGTAACCACGGTCATGCCGGTGTTGCCTTCATGGATAAGCTCTTGACGATGGGCGACACGGAGATCCGTGCCCGTATTCAGAAGTGGAGTAAGCGTGTAACCGGTACGAAACTAGGTAGCAACGCAGCCTTCCGCTTCTACGAAACCGCTTTCAGTGCCATCTTTGCCGGTGCGGAGATTGCTAACGAGGCGGGTATTATTAACTTTGACATAGAAAGGATATTTGACAAAGTGATACTTGAAACAATCAAAGTCCGGGATAACACCCAGAAGAACAGCATCACAGACTATGAAGGCCTGATCGGTGAGTTCTTAAACGACCACTGGCGTAAGGGCACGTTGATCTTCGACGAAGGCCGGGTTGTGAACGAGCCGTTTGGTGAACTCGTAGCCCGTGTTGAGATCGGCAACTCGACGCAGTATGTCTCCAAGAATAAATTTAAGCAGTACCTGACCAGTCGTAGCGTAGGCACGGCTGAGTTTGAAAAAGCCTTGGAGAAATCGACCGTCAAGTTAGAGTCGAAGAAGATGCGCCTGTCTACTGGTTGGAAAGCCGGTATGACGACCCCACCTATTCATGTGTACGCATTCCAGTACGAAGTACCAAAAGAGTTGTTAGATGACAATAAAGGTAGTGGAGCCTGAGTGGATCTTCCCCTTTGAGGGTATGGCGGTTGGGGATAGTTTCTTTATCCCCACGCTGAAGATTCCAGAAATGCTGTACGTGATAGACTGCCGAGCCAAGGCCGCTCAAGTACGAGTGAAGGCTTATGCCTCGTCCAAGGAAGGACACCTCGGCGTTCGGGTCTGGCGTACCGCCTAGTCTTTCTTCTCTTCTTCTTTACTAAATATTCGCTTCAGTATCGGCGGGGGCGGTTCTTCAAACTCCTTGCTCAAGGCAGGACGCATCTTCGGCGGCGAGTAGATACCGAACGTGGACTGAGCACCGCGACTACGCCGCGTATTGTAAGAACTGATGATGCTTTCTGGCGTGATACGCATACCGTATTGTTTGACAGTCTCGTTTTCGTTGAACTTATCAATCGCAGCCTTGGCTTCCTTCTTGCCCTCATCGTCTTCGCTAATACGAGCCAAGTACATCCTATCGAGGAGAGCCTTCTTCCGGTTCTCCAGATCATTAATCTTCTTCGCCTTGTCCCCGGCGATTTCTGAACGACGCGCTACTTCAACAGGCGTAAAGCCAAGAGACTGCATAAACAGTTCATACTTGTTGAAGTCATCGTATAGAACCTTCTTATCTCTAGTCAGCGCACCTTCCGTGTAGTACCGGTAC